CAACTAGCTGAAAAAGATTTAGAGATTAGAAAAATTGAAGAAGATAACAAAATAAATTTAAATACAATAACAACAAAACAAACAAATCAAACTATGGAAAATTTCTCATTATTGAAAGCTATTAATGATTTAGCTAATAACAAACCATTAGATGAAAGAGCCTTAGAAGTCGATGAAGCAGGTAGAGCAGAATTTCGTAAATCAGGTCAAAATTTCGCTGGACAACTTATTTTACCTATGGAAACTAGGGGTGCAATTTCAGCAGTTACAGCAGGTTCTGGACTTGAAGTAGTTGCAACCGATAAACTAGGAATCTTAGAACCACTTAGAGCTAATTTAGTATTAGTACAAGCTGGTGCAACTTATTTATCAGGTTTAGCTGGTAATGTATCAATTCCAGCTTATTCAGGAAGTAATGCACTTTGAGAAGGTGAAACTGATGCTGCACAAGATGGTGCTGGTGCATTCACACAAGTTGATTTAGCACCTAAAAGAATAACTACTTATATAGATGTAACTAAACAATTTTTAATTCAAGAATCATCTTCAGCTGAAACTATGTTGATGAAAGATATAGTAAAAGCAGTTTCTAATAAATTAGAAGCTACAATATTTGGTACAGTAGCTGGATCTGCAACTCAACCAGCAGGTCTATTAATGGGAGTTGTTGCCGATACTGTAGCACCTACTTACGCAGAATTAGTAGGAATGGAAACAGCTTTAGAAACAGCTAATGTAGTAGGAAATAAAGTATTTATTGTTTCACCTTCAGCAAAAGGAGAATTAAAAACCACATTAAAAGCTAGTGGTGTAGCAGCTGGTTATTTAATGGATAATGACGAAATTAATGGTTATCCAGCATTATCTACTTCAGCAGTACCTTCTAAAGGTATAATCTTTGGAAACTTTGAAGACTTTGTTATTGGGCAATGGGGTGGAATTGACTTAACAGTTGATCCTTATACACAAGCTTCTAATGGTAAAGTAAGAATTGTAATTAATGCATTCTTTGATGCTAAACCTCGTAGAGCTGGTTCATTTGTAAAAGCAATTTTAGCATAATAAATAGAATATGTATTTGACAATAGAGCAAGCGAAAAAACACTTGAATCTGGAAACAGAATTTATAGAAGATGATAGTTATATCACTTCGTTAATACAAGTAGCGGAAGCAACTGTTGAATTACATATAAATCAAAAATTAATTGTTGTTGCTGCAAATAATGGTGATGTTATGCCATTGCCATTATTGCACGCAATGCTTTTAATGATTGGTAATTTATATGCAAACCGGGAAATGGTGAGTTTTGCAACTAAAACTACAGAAATGCCTTTTAACTATAGATACCTTTTAGATTTTTATAAAAACTATTCAAACTAATTAATTATGATACCAGCAGGAACATTATTATATAGTTTAATATTTAAAGAAAATCAAGTAGTTCAATCTGAATCTGGTGCAGTTACAAAAAAGCTAGTTGAACTATTTAAATGTAGAGCAGCTAAGGTTAAACAAGCTGGTAAGTATTTAGTAGATGCAAAAGAATTATTTCATAGTAATACATTAGTTTTTAAAGTTAGATATAACAAATTACTCTCTGAATTATTAATTGTTCAATATGAAAATCTTGATTATAAAATAACTTCATTTGATAGAAATTTATTTAATAATTCAGCTGAAATAACGCTAGAAAAAATTAATAAATAAAATGGAAGTACAAACTACATTAATTGATTTAGACCGAGTTTATAAAGCTATTGAAAACTTAAACGACTTTCAAAAAGACAAAGCAGTTCAGCAAGGTTTAAAGGATGCAACAGGATTATTTATTAATGCTGGTAGGCAAAATCTAAGAGATAGAATGAAATCTAAAAAAGGTGATTCTGGTGATTTGTTAAAGTCCTTTAGAAGTAAACTAAAAAGGTCAAGTTTAGGAGCAATTGCCGGATTTAATCAATTAGGTATGCACGCACATTTAATAGATTTAGGTACACAAGAAAGAACCACTAAAAGCGGTGCAAACAGGGGAAAGGTTGAAGGTAATAGTTTCTGAAAAGATGCTATTGAATCGAATGAAACCGCTGCAATAGATAAAGTTTACAGTGGTATTGAAAGAGCAATTACAAATTTAATAAATAAAGGATAAGATGGTAAAAGCATTTACAAAGTTCTCAATAACTACAGAATTACGAAAATTAATTGTTGCAGATAGTGGTTTAACTGATTGAGTAGGTAATAATATATTTCCTATAGTTGCACCAGAAGGAACAGAAGGCGATACTATAATTTATTATAGGGAAAAGTATTCTAAAGAACATACTCAATTTGGGATTTATGAAGAAAAATGCAATGTTACTTTTGTAATTGTTTCAGAAGATTATGATAGAAGTATATCAATAACAGAAGCTTTAAATGATTTAATTGAAGGCATACACCAAAACAAAGATAATTATAACTATGAATGCAGACTAACAGATTCAGTTGAAGATTTAATAGATAAAAAATATATTCAGACTTTACAGTTTGAAATCAAATAACAAATAATACAATTAAAATAAATAATAATGGCAACATCATATAATTCAAATACCGATTTAGTAAAAGGTAATAACCTAATGTTATTCGTAGGTACTACACCAATTGCTTTTGCAAAAACTTGTGATTTATCAATTAGCGCAGCATCAATTGATACGACTAATAAAATGTCTGGAAATTGAAAAGCTAGTTTATCTGGTCAAATTTCATATACAATTGCTTCTGATTTTTTATATACTACAGTAGCAGGTGATACTTCATTCGATACACTTTTAGCTAGTCAAATAGCAGGTACTTCTATTAGTTTTACTATTGGAATTGCAGACCCTGCAACATTTGCATTAACTGGAACAGGTCTTTATACCGGAACAGCACACATTACATCTTTAAGTATGAAAGCTGAAGATAATGCAATAGTTTCTTGTTCTGTATCTTTAGAAGGTTCAGGTGCTTTAGTAAAAGTATCAGCATAATAATTAGATCAAAATATAAAAGGCGGTGATTATTTACCGCCTTTTGTTTTTAAAATTCAAATTGATATGAATATAAAATTGAATATAAAAAGTATCATCAAATTTGAACAGTTTACTAATAAATCATTTAATGAAATAGACTATACAAATACAGATGATTTATTGAAATTAATGTACTGTATAGTTTTATCAAATAATCCAGAAGTATTTACTTATGATGAGTTTTTAGAAGTAATTAATAATAAAAAGATAAGTAAAGAAATTGTTGATAAATTCAATACAGAATTAGAGTTAATGAAACAGTTCTCTAATAAAGAGAATGAAGAAATTGATGAAAATAATTCAACAAATAAAGAAATTATTTATATAAAAGACATTGCTTCATTATTAATAATTAGTGCCGGATTGGATATTAATTATATAATGAATGAGATGAATATTTATGATATTGGTTTATATATAAAAGCTTATAACAATAGAATAAAAGAACAAATGGAGAGTCGCAGATTATGGTGCTATTTATCTATTATACCTCATATAGATTCATCTAAAATAAACAATCCTGCAAAATTTTATCCTTTTCCTTGGGAACTTGAAAAGCAAGCAGAACAAGAAAAAACAGAGTTTAAAATTATGGCTGATGAATTACCAGATATGTTTAGAACTGGTGCAGATTTAATTGAAAAAATAAACAAACAACAACAAGAATAATATGGCAAATAATTTAAGTTTCGGTGTAGCGGTTAATCTACTAACAGAGAATTTTAAAAGAGGTCAAGCCCAAATACAAAACGGATTTAGAGAAATAAAAGCTACAGCTTTAGAAATGGCTGGGGTTTTGGGTGCTGGTCTTGGATTTACTCATTTGATTGAAAAAATGATTGATGTTGCTAAAGAGTCAGCAGCAGTAAATAAGGCTTTAAAAGTTGCTTCTGGTGGTTGAGCAGAATATGGTGAAAATCAGAAATACATCATTGAACTAAGTGATAAATATGGTTTAAGTATTAATGAAATGACTGGTGCCTTTGCAAAGTTTACAGCAAGTGCAAAGACTAGTAATATACCTTTAAAAGATCAACAATCATTATTCACAGGTTTAAATGCAGCATTACTAGCAACTGGTGCTAGTGGTGATAAAAAAGCAGAAGCTTTTGATGCTATGTCGAAGATGATGCAAAAGGGTACAATTCAATTAAAACCATTAATTGCGGGGCTTGGTACGGCTTTACCTGAATCACTTTCTATAATGGCTAAATCTATGGGTGCGTCTGTAGAAAAGCTTCGTGATATGGCTAAACACGGTCAATTATTAGCTAATGATGTTTTCCCAAAATTTGGGGCTGAATTACAAAAAGCCTTTGGTAATGTTGACACTGATACAATAGGCGGTGCTACTAATAGAATTGGTAATAGCTTTGAAGAATTAACCGCAAAATTAAATGTAGGTAATATCTATAAAAATATATTGAATGGTGCTAGTGAGGCTTTTAAATGGGTAATTGAAAACTTTAAAGCTTTAGGTGATGCTGTGGTTAATATAGTAACAACTGTGATTATAGCAAAAGCTTTTACGGCTATTAAAAATGGTTATGCAACAGTATCAACAGCAGCAACTGAAAGCTACATAAAACAAGCTGTAGAAGCAGAAAAAAGTGCTGTTATGCAAGAATTAGCTGGTAGCACTTTATCAAAGAAATCACAAAAGAGATACTTAGATGAATCAATTGCAGCAGCAAAATCTTATGCTGAACAAGAAGCAGCGGTAAATAAATTTGGGTTGACTTCTTCGTTTGCATTTAAAAATGTTGGTTTAGCAATTAAATCAGCTTTTATGTCATTCTTACCAATGATTCTAATTAGTGGTGCAATCGCAATTTATCAACACTTTTCAAACCTTGCAGAGAAAGCAAAAGAGTTAAAAGCTATTTGAACAGATTACACATCAGGTTTAAAGAATGCTGGTGAAAGTAATGGACAACTTAATGATTTAAAGAATTCAAAAAAGATAATTGAAGATACAACCATTTCATTAAAGGAGAGACAAACAGCATTAAATACTATCAATTCAATTTTAGGTACTAATTATAAATATGATAAAGATGGTTTAAAAATCGCTGGTGATATTAACAAGAAAATTAGTGAAAGACTTGATTTATTAGACAAACAAAGTAAATACCAATACCTGTTAAGTAAACAGAATCCGAATGATGATAAAATTGCTGAAAATCAATCTAAAATTGATGTTATTGATAATCAATTAAGAAGTGATATTAATGGCGGTAAAAATGTAAATAAAGGTCTAGTTAGTGATAGACAGAATTTATTTAATGAGAGAGACCAGTTATATAAAATAAGAGATAATATTGCTAGAGAAAAAAATAAACTAAAATCTGAACTTGGTAATAATACAGGTGAAACTACAAGTCTTAATGTTGATAGTAATATAAATAAAAAAGAAAAAAAGGGAAAAGAAGATCCTATTCAAAAAGAAGAAGATGATATAGCAAAAAAACTAACTGAATACAAAAATCAATTAGCTAATAAAGTAATAACAACATCAAAATATAATGAACTGTATGATAAATTAAACAAAGATTCTGTTACTAAATTAGGTGGTTTATTAACTCCAGAACAAGCAAAAAAAGATGTTGTTTATCAAGATGCTTTAAAAGGTGTTGCAAACCCATTAACAAGTGTTGATGATAAAATTGATACTGCTAAAGATGATTATTTAAAAAAACTAGCTGAACAAGACAGTTATTTAAAGAATGGTATTATTACGCAAGATGAATATACTAATGCAATGTCTGGTGTTGTTGATGAAGCATTAAGAACTGTTTCAGCAATAAAAGGTGTTAACTTTGGTACTAATGATTTTATCAAAACAGTAAAGGATAAACAAAAAGAATTACAGAAAAAAGATTATTCATTTCAATTACCAGTAAAACCAGAAATAGACCACACTTTTGATTATAACAAAAATGATAATGAAAAATTAGAAGATAAATCACAGCAAAATGATGATTATATTAAAGCTATTGAAAAAGCTTTTACAGAAGCAGGTGTGAAAGATATTAAAAAATCAATGGCTGATGCTAATGGCGATTTAACTAAGCTTAAAGCACAGTTCAACGGTCAAGCTGATAGTTTAATTGATGAATTGAATACTGCATTAAAAAAAGCTCCTAGTCTTGCAGAGGCTCTTAAAATAGCTAAGGTTAAAGAGGATGTAAAAGACTTACAACACCAATTAAATACTGGTGTATATGGTAGCGTTAAAGAAATTGCAGGTTCAGCAAAAAATTTATATAATTCTTTCAAAGCGGTTAACGATACATTTTCTAATGTAAAATCAACAGGTTGGGATAAAATATTAGCTGTTTGGGATGCAATTACAAATAGTATTGATAATATAACAACAGCTATTAAGACAATGCAAACATTGATAGCTCTTACTGATAAATTAACTAAGGCTAAAG